CGATCAGCTTTTTTATTATTTGATTGAGCGTCATGTTTCTTTAAATAAGCTTTCAGAAGCTTTTGAATTTTGTTAGTATATTGTCCATTCATCTGCAACAGGATAAGAACTCATATTTATACCACTTTGGCACTTCCTTACGGCTTACGTCAGTATTCCCCAAATAAATACCAATCTCAAAGGATGTGCGCTTTGGTACAAAAGTATCCGTACGGCTTCCGGGATTGATATATTCCTGAAACTTATTCCCCTCGCCCGCTTCCTGAATCAAATACCTGATAAGTCTTTCCAAATACCATTCCGCACGATTCTTAAACTTGGCCGTAAAATCATCAATCTCTGAACTGCTCACCGCTTCGCTATTCTCCGTAGTCTTTCGAGTAAGGCCTTTATTCCACAATTGGAAGCTTAATGCCGGTGCCAGTTCGCTAATGGTATAATGTATTAACGGATCGCGGATATAGTCTTTAAGCAGCGTTATTTCATCTGCACTTAGATTATTGTTATCAATGCCATCCTGCAGCCTTTCATATAAAGCAGTCCCTAACACCGGAAGCAGATACATTTCCTGCACCGCCTTAATCTCAGGTATAATCATTTTGCTATCAATATTCTTATGTACGGCTGACCGCTCGTAAATATTTTCAGGACTGACAAATAATATATCTCTCATTATTTTTCTTTTTTCATTACTACGTTAGATACCCAGTTATGACGGCATGATTTTGAACGACTTCCATCAGGTTGTGTCCACCATCCACCACCCCGATCAAATACGCTATAACCTAATCTCCGGCTCATGCTTTCAATCTCAGCACGTGACCATAACTTATCCATCTGCATAAGACGTGCGCAAAATGGCCTGTTTCTGTTATCCTGCGGACCTTCATAAGAATATAGAATCTTAAAGTTTAAAGTCTCCGGCTCAAGCTTTGGTATTTCGGGACTTGTTCCCGGTGCCACTTCTTTGACTTCAGCAATCTTCTCTTTTTGGTCTTTAATAATTTGGCTTGCAATGGATTCCGTCAGTACCCTTTCAACTACCTGATCAGGGCCAACAGCTTTCACCTTACTTTTGATTTTGCCAATCCTTTCGAGATTACTCAATATTTGATTAACGGAAGGTAATTCTAATCCCAAAACATCACTAATAACCGATGGAGTGATGCGCTTATCTTTACGTATCAAATCCATTATATCCAATTCAACCTGACTTAAAAATTTAAATTCATTCTCTATGAACAAAAATTTATTTTTTTTTACAATCAGATAGTCATTCTTAGGCTCACCACATTTTGAAAATTCAGCAAGCAATAATTCATCCTTCTCATGACTGCTGAACTCCATGCCATTATCTATTGCAAGCATTGTATTCACTTCGTCATCATTCAATCCCAAACTGCTCTTTAATAACAATTTAGCTTGCTCCTGACTGATCTCCCCCTTCTCAAACTTCCTGATGATACGTGTTAAGCTCTGCCATTGGCGGCCGCTCAAGTTCTTTAAATTCTCATTAACGGTCATCGGCTGCGATTGTGGTGCAACCCCTTCCGGCTGTGCAATCTCAGGATATAAGCTCGCATCAATTCCGATCTTTTCCAATAGCCATTTTTTAGGAGCGATCTGCAGTAATGTTTGCTCGCTAAATTCCACACCAATCGGCTCAACGGGTATTATCTTATGCTCCTGACCTGTGATCTCTTTAAATAGCAATTCAAGCGCCTGCTGCTTGTCATTTACATAAGTTGACTTCATGATCTCATAAGCATCACGAATCTCACTACGGCCACCTAATTGCCCTTCTACGCGAATACCAAACAACATCGGACTAACTACCTGATGACCGCAGAATATCTCTTGCTGAACGCTTTTAGATAGTATATCAAAATGCTTATCTAATTCCGTACTGCTAAGGTCGTCTAACTGTGGCCGCTTTGCAGGATCTTTACCAAAGTTCAAAACAATATTACCAGCATTCTCACTCCCCGTAAACTTACTTTTGAAACCCTTCTCAATCTCGCGCTTCTCCTCTTCCGTAGGGATACCCTCAAAGAAACTAATCATCTTTGAAGCAAACATACCATTCGTTATTGTACTTAAATGGTACTTACTGATCTCTATATCGGTCTGAATGGCATTAAGCGCACCCATATAACCCGGATAAGAATAAGTCTCTACGCCCGGTCTATATTCTTTATAATAAAGTATCTGAGTCTGATTGCGTAGTAACTGAACATCCAATTTAGGATTATAAGCTGCGAACACCTTCGGCTCGTCATTTTTTTTGTAGCTATCCCAATCCTTTACATAAAACTGCGTATTGTCTTTGCTCGATCTTACTTTATGATAAGGCACATGATAAAATGCTCCGATCGTGCCCGCCGCATTGTATTGAATCTCTAAATAACACCCGCCAAACACTTCAATATCCAAACATACTTTTTTAAGTATTTCATTGCAGTTTTCATAAGGGTTTGCCTGTACTATATGATCAAAACCTTTGCCGGTTATGTAATTAACCTTACCCAACACAATGCCATTATGTTTGCTGCTTTTATTGAACATCGTCAAAAGCATATTCGGGAACTTATTATCCTCCCCAAATAACACCCATCCCTTATTAGGTAGCTCCTTCATTACGGGAACTTTCACATCGGCAAACTTTATAAAAGAAACACTATGTCGCATCATATACTTTAAATGTTGTTGGATTATCGTATTTCGTTGTCGTTACATCCTGACCATCGGATAAAAACATTAAACCCGTTTCAATGATAGCACCAGCGTTTGCCTCATTCAAATTAGAAGGGCTTGCCTGCTCATATATCGTATAAGTAAACCATCCCTCTTCCTTTGTTGCAAAGTATGTATTGACTACTACATCAAACTCATTATACCTATCTTTGTAAAGGCTTTGGTCTGCGGAATTCACAAGCACAAACTTTACCTTTTCGTTAGTAGACCGCGATTGAAAAACGCAAAGATAATTAGCATCTAAAATAGTCTGCTTTTCTTTTAGCGTTAAATAAATCGTATCAGTATTTCCTTTTGTGAACTTTATCATTCTTTTATAAATACCTTTAAACAAAAACGCCCGCCTATTTAAGGCAGGCGCTTAACCATTAATCATCTATTCTTAACCGGCAGTCTGTAAAGCATTGGCCACAGTGCTATTCACTTCGTAAAGTTGGTCAGGCTCTTTGCCTACAAACACTAAGCTATAACCTGAACGATCTCCAAATGCAGTTCCGCTTCCGCTTGTACTTCCTGACATATCCAGTCCTCTTTCTTTACCAAGCATCCAATACTTGTTATTGTTATCCTTAACAACTGCAACCAGAATGTTTTGAGCCAATAATTTCAGTTCAGTATTGATGGATGCTGAAAGCTTGTTAACTACGATGGTAAGATTTTGTTCAAAAAACAAAGTGCCATTCTCAGTTGATACTGTTGGATTGTGAGTGAAAGATCCGGTCTCTTTTGGCAATTCATACTTCCAGAAACGCTTTCCGCTTGCCTTAGTAAGTCCGGTAACAACACCGGATGCAGAAACAATTCCGCTTACATTGGCTAACTCAATAAAGTAGACTTCGGTTATACCACCGGCTGAATCTTTACAATCTAAACTATATCCTTGTGTTAATGCGCAGGGCATGATATTATGTTTTAAAAAAGGGCGGCTATTGACCGCCCTATGTTATTAATTAATTACGCTTCGAACTTGACAATCTCATCAGGGAAGGCAAACTGAATCCCTATTTTGAATGATGCGCTAAACTTAACGTTTCTGTCATCCTGAGAATACCACATTTCAAAGTTATCTTCTTCCCCTTGAAGGTCAACACCTAAGAAGATATTTGACATTCTGAAAGCATATACATCGTTAGTGTCAGTCAAACCATGTACAGGGATTACGCTGTAGTTAGTACCTGGAACTTTGAATTCAGCGGCAGGAGGAGTGTTTACACTTCCGGGATTGTAGTGATATAAATTAGCATCAACATACGCCTGAATCAGCAGATCGTAAACATCCCATCCGCAGAAGATGCGAACATCAGTTTTGCCTTTGATACGTGCAGGCAGAGCTTTGATAACAGCAAGGATTGCACCTTTTGCCTTTGTAGTTGAATCGATACCTGTGATAGGAGCACCGGCACCATAAAAACCAGTTACGTTAGCATTTACAACGCTACCACCGGCATCAGATACCAGTTGTTTGATACCTTTGAACTTATTTAAAAGTCCGTTAGTACCGCCATATCCGCTACCTGTTGCAGTCCAGATGGCAACCTCTAACGCTTCAGCAATCTTACCAGCTTTGCGGGCAGTATATTCTTGAGCGAAAATCATGCTATCGTAGTTAGATCCGGCAGGGAGAGCTTTCTGAAGATAGTAAGCTTCCAAATCTTTAGGACAAAGAATCTCTTGTGTTTTAACTTTACCGACAGTCAAAGTACGCTGAGTAAATTCAGTTGTACCTGATGCGGCAAATCCGCAAGAGCTATCGTCTTGGAAAAATACATCGGTATCCATACGGTTAACGGTCTGAGAGGATTTAACCCCTGTCATAACATTACCTTCGGAAAGGATGAGCTGTTGAGTACGAGCCTCAAACAGCGAAGCAGTTACGAGCTGCTGCTCGTTTTGTTCTGTGTAAGCCGTGAGGCCAGTTACTAAAAATGCCATCTGATTTTATTTTTTAAATTGTGAAACGAATTGAGAATACGAACGAATTTTATCTTCCTTTGTAGAAGCTGAATGTTTTGTAAAGTTGTTAGGTACTTCGGCTGGAGCTTGTGAAGGCACATTTACCAAAGTATCTACCAGATTAATCAGTCCCTGCATGGCTTCGCTTTGTTTAGCAAATGCAGCTTTCAATCCATCATAATCAGTTTTAAGAGCTGAAAAGTTAGATTCATAAGCAGAAAATTTACCCTCCATTTCAGCTATCTTCTTTTTCATCTCTTCCTCTTCTTTTTTCTTTAAATCTTCAGCACCTTCAATCTCGATCTCTACTTTTTCCTCTTCTACTGCTTTGGGCATGATTTCAGCGATAACACCACCTTCAGCTAAAACTACTTTAGTTCCATCGGCCAAAGTATGCTCACCAGCCGGAGCAGGTGTACCATCTTCCAATGTAACGATACCGCCAACCTCTAACTTATCGATCATGATTTTAGTGCCATCTTCCAAAGAATATGATGGAGCTGCAATTGTTTCTTCCTGAAACACCAGCTTTTTAACTTCTTGTAATAATTCGATCGGACTTTTCATAATCATATATACTTATGTTTAAAATTTTTCCCCATTTTACTTTGTAATCAATGCCTGAAAAGCATTACGGCGCTTTTCATTTATCTCTTTGAAATTGTAATATTTATGACAATATTCATGCAGTTTTGCGCCCTGCTCATCCCGTAAACCCTTATCATTTACAAGTCTATTAATATGCTTCAGCCAATCCGACCTATCATGCACATAATTAACCACATCCTCTGGGAAGTCTAAATATGGATGCACCGCGCTGACCACCACCGGCAGCGCCTTACCGGCCGCCTCTAATATTTTGATATTAGACTTGTACTTATTAAAGTTGTTCTTAACCAAAGGGATAAGCATAATATCGGCATATTTAAAAAGCTCATAATATTCAAAGACCTCTTTGCCACGCAGCAAAGTATATGGTAACCGCTTATCCGCTGTGAAGTAGTTAGCCATGCGCCCCCAATAATACCTTTCCGTTTCATTTGAATCGGCATAGCCACCTAAAACCATCTGTACATTACCTTCGACTCTTTTCATAGGCGCTTCCAGTATCTTTAAATCCTGATCATGCGTAATGCCACCCGCCCAGAATATCTTTATGGCATCCGTAGCCACACGCTCACCATTAAACTGCCCTTGACCATAAGGTATCGAATTAGGTACTACCAAAACATTAGGATTATGTACCGCCACAGCTTCTGCTAATCTATAATGAGTACAGGTAACTAAATCCGCTTCTCTCATGTGCCTTATCAGCTTTGATGCAAACCCCGTAGCATTAAACGAATCAAACATCAAATGGTCATGGTTAAGTATCCAATAGTCATCGACATCCACCACCAATTTAAATCCGTACTTTTTGCGCAGTTCAATCAGGTCATCCTTTTCCCATACCCGATTGACAAAGACAATATCGTATTTGTTTTCGGCTAACTCATCCTCTGTAATCGTATCGGTAATCCGGCCATATTGTTTAGGCATGAATGAAATGGGTAGCATCAATCTATGATAACCACACCCGCTGAACTTTTGTGTAAGTACAAGGATCTTCATGTTTGTTTGTTTGGTTTATAAAAATATCTGCACGTATTCGCCAAGTTGAACTATGCCATTTCTTATTATTATTCTTCTTAAAGTAGCATCAAATTCAACATATCTTCTATTCGTTGATACAATATATGTCAATAAAATACCATCTAAAAATACAGAAGGAGGATTTACAAATGCATCATTTTGTAAAATACTTATTGTAGATCCTTCATCCATTACAAAAGATCCATCAATCGTTTCAAAATCTAAATATGGCTGTATTGCAATAAGTCCTAATGGTATTGCCTGCAGATTCGTACTCATGTCTATAAATACAAAAAACAAACCCCAGCCGTAAAAACAGCCGGGGGTGTCCACTTAAACCAAACCATGAAAAACCAAACTACCTAAATGTGCGCCAGCATCTCTCGGAGCTTGGCAATTATTTCATCTGCGCTTTTGCGCATCTTTATTTCCGTCATGTCAAACATTCCCTCCACGCTAAACCCTTTAAACGTTCCATCTTTTACTTTTGACCACGTTTCATCATTCTCAACCTTTGCGCCCAAAAACCAAGTCCCATCAGGCAGGTTTTCAAATTGCTTCATCTTCGGTATGCCTTTGCTTTCGTCTGCTATCCACGATTGAAAAAACGTAATACCCTCAACCGCCTTAGCGTGCATCTCATTCGCATTTTGCTGAAAGCCTTTAGCATAGAATTTAAGAGCAATTGTTTCAATAGTCTTTTTATCAAAGAAAACATAATACTCCCCTGTTTCATCTAATCGGTAAATTGGAAGATCTGGAATCATGGCCGGTCCGACAACAATACGCTCCTCTTCATTTACCACACTAAATTTCATCTTTTGCTCACGGTCTATTTGCTCTAACTTCCTTTGTGCCCATTCAATACCTTCGTCACCTCCCCACGCTAACCACATAAGCCGGCCACATCCATCGCCTAATTCCTTTTGGCTATTTTGCCGGTGCCGCTCAAAAGCTGCCATGCGTGCGATTGTGTCCCTGCTGATAGGCTCACCGTTCGCTAGTTGGTTTGCCCTTGCCTTACCGACTGGAGTGCCGCAACTACCCCATCCGTTTTCATCGGCCCACCTCAAAGCAATCTTTGCGTTTTCAGATGCAGCTTTAGGATAGTCATCATAAGAATCCTGAAAGTCCTGACTATTCATACTCCTATTATCCCACATCGAATTGCATATCGCTACGGCCTGCTCATTATCTTTACCTTCATTAATAACATATTCCACACAACGCGGGATAAATTCGTCTTTTGATTCAGTCGGCCCCGGCTCTACGAATAACTGCTTATTAAAAGCAAAGAATGGCTGACCGATGGCCGGCACATCAACCAATGCCACCGCGTTTACTTCCTGTATAGCTTCCTCATCTTCTTTGATGGTCAGCTTGTATAATGGTAATGTATTCATATTATCCTATCCTTGCATTACGCTGAAGGTAAGCGTTTCTTTGTTCATTATTTTGAATGTCACTATTTAATACATACGCTCTCATGCCCTGATTCCCCAGATTATTAATAGCCTGAGCATTTAACGTTTGTGCAGTTACTGTAGGCGTTGGCGCAATAGCCGTTGGCGGCGCTCCGGCACCTGATATCGATGGAACTGCACCACCACCTCCACCTCCAGGCACCTGTACGGATGCTATCTTACGGATGTTAGCAATACCGCCCGCAACCGCTAAAGCCGCTTGGATGTATGGATATGCAGGACCAATAATAGATATTGGATTTTTTTGTGCATTCTTAAATGCTGCCCATGCAGCCTGATATGTATCAATTGAAGCCTGCGCTATTGCTATCGCTTTGCCCGCCTTTGTTTCCTCACCTACGAGGCCGCGAATATTGCCTAATATCCCGCTTATGGTTTGCGCCGCTCCTAACTGAGCCTCCACTTTTGCATCTGCTAAATCACGCTCTGATTGTGCAAGTGCATTATTTATTGATTCTTCCTGAATTCTGTATTTTTCTTTTATTTCAATTGTGCTTAAGCCTCTGGTTTCAGCATCCGCTATTTCAGCATCACGTTTTATCCTTAATTGTTCTAATAATGCAGCCGTTTCTTCTTTTGCTAACTGGATAGCAAGCTCAGTTTTTTGTATAGCATCAATTCGAGCCGCATCATTCAATTGCTTGCGTAATGCTATTTCAGCTACGGCATTCTCATTCCTTGCAATTGTTTCTGCTAATGCACGCTCCCTGATAATCTTTGCCCGTTCATTTGCTGCTACCTTATCAGCTGCATCCAGTTCCTGCTTCTTTTGATTAAATGCTATTTCAGCATCTACACGCGCTTGCGTACCTACATTAGCAATGTCGATCAATCCTTGTAAACGCTCTAATTCTAATTTGCGCTCTTCATCACGTATTTGCTGAAGCTTTTCATTTTTTAATAGTTCATCTTGTATTATTTCAGCATTGGCCTTTTTTTCAGCTAACAATACGGCATTTGCACCCTCAGTAGCTGCTTTCTCTCTTGCCTTTAATTCTAAATTTAACCCAACTAAATTTGCTTTCTGTTCTGAGTATAAACCGGCAATTTGAGCCTCTATATCTTTACGTTCATTAATAGATTCAATTAAAGCTGCTTGTAATTCAACGCTACCCTTATTTTGTGCAAGCTCGACACGTGCAGCCGCTATCTTTTGATCAGCCAATGCTAAAGATGCCGTTCTTTGTTTATCCAAAACTTCAGAAAGCTTTTCATTCGCGGCAATCCTTTCCTCTAAAGATTTATTTTGATCATCACGCTGCTGCCTTAATAATTCCGCTTCTCTTTCTGATTCAGCACGTACGCCGGCTAATGTTGCAGCCGCTATTTTAGCATTATTCTTTAATTCGACAAGCGCCTTAGACTGGTTAAAAGTATTTTTAATAAACTCCCCATCTATCTTTTGAGCTTCATTTACAACACCTACAACAACCTGACCAACTTCAACAACGGCCTGCCCTAAATTTGTCACAACCTGTTTCCCGCTTTCGAGAGCAGTTGTTGCTGCTTCCTTTATTGACTTTTTGCTTTGCTCTATACTTGCATTTAGTCTTTTAATACTTTCCGGATCTTTGTCGCCAAAGAATGATTGCTCCCATGCAAGCTGCGCCTCTTGAATTATTAAGCCAATAGTACTAAATGCAAGTTTTAAACTGCCTCCAATGATGCCGAGTAACCCCTTTAATACTTTTGTAAGTCCATCAAATCCTTCTGTACTTTTGCTTACTTTGTCAACAACGCTGGTAATTATTTCAATAAACTTATTGAATATCGTTTGTATGGTAATTAAGACCGCAGAGAATGTATCTGCTGTTTTTTGGTTACGGCCAAATGCTTCACGTAATGCACCAAAGGCCATCGTAACGCCAGCCACTATCCCAAGTCCTTTGATAAATCCGCCAAGTCTACCAAATGCACCTCCCGTCTTTTTACTTTCTTCACCAGCGCTTTTAGTTTCCTTTGCTAATTCCTTTGTTTTCTTTGCTAATTCAGCTTCTAACTGCTCAATCTTTTTTAAGGCATTCTGATATAACTCACTATTCTCCTGTGATTCCTTAAGCGTCTGATTAAGCTGCTCAATCTCCTTATTCAGCTCATCAATACTTTTGGAACTATTCTTTACATCAATATCTATGGTTGCCCCAATTACCGTCTTAGCCATTATTAATTATTTTTAAAAGTTCAACCTTTACAAGCTCATTATTTGTGTAATCAAAATCCTCTATCTTATTTAATCTGAATCTAATGCCGTCAATCATGATCGCTTTGCTGAAATCCAGTTGCGCAATGTCGAGCGGGGTGAGGTGTACATAACAACTCAGTATCTTCGAATCTTTATCAGCTATCTCTGCAATGTATTCGCTCCAATAATCATTAAATAAATTATTTGTCGGGTAAGTGTTAGGATCAAAATAAATCTCAGATGCTGCTCCGAAGTTTATATCCTTTGTTGGATTAAGCGGATCGTCAAAGTGCCCGGCATACCCATAGGTTGTAAGGTTACTGCTTAGATTTGGATCTGTTGTCCTGAAGCCGTTTTTTATATTCCAAGTTGCAACACCAGTCATTTTTTTAGCCATTAAAATACGGATATTGCTATCCATCCTTTGTTCCTGATCGACCGCATTGCCATTTTGCCTTTTAAGTATTGCAGATACATATTTGTCTCTATCATCATACTGAATTATGGGAGTAGAAGAAAACCCAATTTCTACTGTTTGTTTATCCTTGGCATATTGAAATCCTGTATCTTCTAATCTATCCCCGTATGATAAATTATATTTTTTCTTATAACCCTCATTATAAAAGTCATTATCCTCCTTAAATTTATATTCTAAAAATCTACTATTCAGCATCCCCATTGGTTTAATCTGCCACGGCTTTGACCTGTCAACCTTATAGGTCCAGTCTATCGTATCTGTTCCATAATAATCGACATAAGGCTCAATAATCAAATGGCGATCTTTTACCCTATCTTCAGTAATATACAAATTGAACATTTTTATAATCCATACAAAAAAATCTTTTTGCAATATATTTTTAGCAATACTATCATTAACTATAATATCATCATTCAATATGGCTTGTGCAAGTATTGGAACTTGTGATTTTATATCTAATGAAGTTCTTGACTTTATATCGATATTTGTTTGTGAAAATAAAACCTCTATTGATATTTGAGTATTTGTAGATATTGTTACATCAATAAGCCTGTCGCTAACATTATAATTTGATAAGTTTATTTGTAGTGGTGTTCTTTGATTAGGGGAATAATTAAACGTAGGCTTTGCATTACTCTCAACTATAAATGTCTGACTTACAGTTATTGTCCTGTCCAATGTGTTTACGAATGTGACTGTATATGTACCATTATTAAATTGTGTATTGGTTATTGTTATTCGACTGCCAACTCTTGGAGTAAATGGTATAGTGCCGGGAGGAAATTGTATAACGCCGGCAGTAAAGGCATTGCTAAAACTTACGTTATTAAACGGACTAATATATGTTAATCTTTCTTCAGGTACTATGTAATCAAAATTATTTAAATCATCATTGCCATTTAACCCATATCTTGTTATGACCGATCCATTAACAACTTTTAAAATCATTTTAACCTTAAACTCTACATTTGTTCTGGTCATCAAAGCCAAATTATGAACGCTTAAATTTATGACCGGCTTGAATGATGTTACCCCATTATAAGTATAAACCTTGTTGTCAGATGTTGTAAAGTCGCCTAAAAATGTATTCGTATCAAAATTTATTATCTTATCGGTGGTTGTTAATATAGTTGAAGCATTAACTTGTAATATCCTGCTGTTTAAAGTTCTTAATTCTTTACTATTATTAGGTATTATTAATTTTTTAAAAAAGGATGAATTAAAAAAATCGCTTTCATAAGTATATTCGCTTTCCTCAAATATTTTATCAATATATTCTTTTACATATAAAGCCGGCCTTAAAGTTCTATAATCGTAATTTATTTTATCTTCAGAATATGTACCATAATCAATAAGAGGATAATAATAACCTGATCCATTTATAATATCCCAGCTACTTGTAATATTTGCAATCGTATAGCTATGATTATATTCACTAAAATTAAGTTGCTCAAGTTTACTATTGCCTATCTGTGCTATAAAGCCACTCATCTCACCAAACAACGCACCTTCATATTCTATAATGTCCTTATCCTTTACAATGTTCGTAATTCTAAAAACTCCCTTCAAAACTAATAACCCATTCAACCGTAACTCGGCTCGGCTGGTCTGTGCAACATTAAAAACCGATCCAATATTAGCATTGTTTGGACTTTCATAATTAAAACTACCTAAATCATATATGTAACCAAATATCTGGTTATTGCGACCGGTACCGGGCAAAATAATCGTTTTGCTAAATCCGGTCTCCCTGCTCGAAAAGTTTGCCACGTCATCAATAGCAAAAGACAATTGCACGCTAATCTTTTGATCAATATCAACCTTAAACCCTTCTATATATAACTCGTACATATTATCGGTATTGTGTATTTTGGGGTGTGCTAAATTCAATCGTAATGCTCAAAGTCTCTGCTTTATTTATTGTATCATCTTTAAATTCATAATCGGTATCTGTTATCTGCACCGGGTAATATTCAGCATTTTCAGTTGAATAATAATATACCTGCGGACTATTGACCAGCTCTGACAACCAGTTATATTCGCCCGTGCTTAAAATGTCAGAAGTCAGCATCATCTTTTCTTTGTACTTCACAGCATACGTCTTCATGCTTTCGTTATACACCGCCCCTGACTTTTCGGCCATCTGATTACCAGACAACTGCCACCGCATCTGCTCAAATTTCTTCTTTTCATTTGACATCATAAGTTTGCCATGTACAAATGTAAATGAATCATAAGCGCCGAAAGCATTTAAAAATATAAGCGTATGCGTTTCGTATTTAGCGCACTTTTTATTAAATGTTAGCAAATCTAATATTGTATCGCTTCCATCTGTATATCTAAAAAATATCTGACCGCTAACAGGTATCATGCCAAAAATGTAAGCCGTATTATATTGCCCTGAAGTATTATACAAAACAGCTTCTTCTTCACTATCGCCAATATCTAAATATCTTTTCCTATTTTGAGCACCTACAAAAATACTTGCAATAATAGGCTCGCCTTCATAATATGTACTTATCGATGGCCTATTGGTTAAAAATGCACCGCTTACGATTTCGCTATTATATTTATCCCATTTCGAACGCTTGTAGTTATTATACACCCGATAAGTACCGGACGCAAGATTGCCGCTCACCTCGCCAACGCCACTTACCTGACCATATCTTATATCGTAGTCAGTAAAAAATATATCCGCTCCTAAGCTTACTTCATTAACAAAAGATGATAAATTGAACGCTGGGAAATTAAACGAATCCAATGCCGACCTTACAATATTACCCACATCCAAAACACCCAGCTTATCCTGCCCCAAAGGTGAATTCTTTACCCTTGTCAGCAGCTCTGCTCCTTTATAAATATCATAAACGTACTGAAAGCCGGCTATATTCTTATCGGTACTTTCGACCACGTGCCATACCTCTTCATGTGCTGAAGCGTATCCTGTTGGTGCCTGATGTATTGTTATGCTCATCTTGGTATATTTACTCCTTGTCCTTTTTTAAATTGGCCTGCCATTTGTTGCAGATTTATAGTTATTGACGCGCCCAATGCTTTGGACAAATTCTGTCCAAAATCTTTAAACGTATCATTCAAAGCATCTGTAAAGAAGTTCGTTGCACGTAACCCATCTCTGTAAATGCTTCGAGCGATAAGGAAAGCCAGCGTCTTCTGCGCCCTTGCAGGAGGGATGGCCTTACGCTCCCTTCCAGTTGCCCCATACATTTTAACATCCGTTGCCCTTGCCGTCAGCCTGTTATCCTTTATCCATTTAGCAATTGGACTTATAGGCGGCATCTTATCTTTATATTTATATGGACTTGTATTATTCTTCCTGCTGGTTGTTGCACCCCTAACGCCTTCATTTACAAACTTATAATAATCGAGAGCATTTAGATTTATCGTATATCCTGATGATGTTGTAATTAAATCAAAGTCCAAGCTATCTGTCAATGCACCTGTTGTATTGCTATTCGACTTTTTTAAATTATCCTCAGCATTCTTTATAAACTCGGAAATATACTCAGCAATCATGGCCTGCACCACACCCAAATTACCGCTTACCTTACTGAAGTCTGCTTTATTCTTGCCTGACTTAACAGTATAAACGCCACCCTTGGATGTACCTCCTTTCGGACCACCTTCCCGTAAAAATGCTGCTTGCGCTTGTGCTATTGTCGGCATATTCAATAAATACCAATAAAATAAAAAACCCCTAACCTGAAAAGATTGGGGGATTCAAACCTAAAACTTTATTGACTATGTGGCCACAAAGTTACTTATTTTTATGGATATCCTCAATTTGTTTCTTTTCAACTTTGCCCTTCATTTTTAAATAGGCAAGATCATTCAGATATTGCATAACCGGAAGTTCAAAAGCTGCATCTAATGTTATCCGCTCATGCTCTGCCACTTGTGTGGTGCTGAATATCCATCCATAATATTTTGTAAAAACCTGTTCAATTCCCATTTGTCCATCAGGCTCATCATCCCCTATCTTTTCGTCAAATAATAATGGGTACTTTTTATCGATGGTATTGATAATATTCAGGAAGTGCATGACAAGCGCATAAGCTACAGGGAAGGGGAGGGAAAGCATATCATCTGAATATTTATCATGCTTTGTCGCATCGTATTTAATATCCCGGTATTTAAACCCCCACCTTTGCACCGGCACCACAAACGAAGCTATTATCCTGTGCATATTTTGCACATAGCCATTTGAATAGAATGTCTTTACCTCAATGTACCTTGCTGCTACCATACGCTCGGCATCGGTATTGATGCGATAATACTTTTGACCGGCCTTAAAGATATTAGGTACTTTCTTTTCAAAGTCGATATTAAACAGGAAGGTATATTGCTTTACCTGATCCTCATTCCATTTATAAACGTCTTCATATTTGCCGGTAAGGATATAAACAATCTCTCGGAACTTATCAAAGTCACCCCAGTCATTTTCAATAACGGGATGTATCTCAAGGTATTTGCCTAATGTAATATCGTTCCATGTCATAAGAAGCTATATTTAACCTGACCGCCATTATCCTGAATGTACATCGACCACGCTAATGCCAAAGCATTGACGCAATCATCATGAAGGCCGGGAGGTGCTGTGTACTTTACCCCGGTTCCCGTCATCTGATATTCAAAGGATTCTAATTCTGCTTTAATTACCCCTTCAGGAAAGATAACTTTGCGCTGATGGATGGCAGCCGCTAACCCTTCCATTAGCTGCTGTTTGGATGTGGATGTGTATTTAAACGAATGCACGTCACCCCTGTCACGTTGTATGTCTTCGGTAATCGGGTCGCCTACGCCCGTAGAATCTATTTTAATAGCGCCTCTCGGTAGTCTGCGGATAATTTCTTTGGTTTCGTTCCAGGGCCGTTGAAAGCGCTCAAAATGGCTAACAACACCAAACCTATCTAAACCTATTATTACAGTCCAGTCGAATGACTTAGCAAGGTCAATGCCATAGCATACGGCCGGCTCATTGGATAGTTGGCCAGTGCAAATACGGATATAATCTAACCCGAACGGATTGGCTACATTATCATTAAACTCTGCAAGATATTCCTGTTTAAAGGCAAGTTCAGGAAGATCGCGGCGGGCCGCTTCTATCTCAGAAGCATCAATAAACGGATTCGTAATTGTAGGCATCTGCCAGCTCATCCAATCCGGCTCACCTGTCTGACCTCGCATCCATAGCTTGTAAAAATCATTCTTCCCTTTTGGTGTGGACATAAACCACGCCGATCCTTTAAGGTCGGTTAATGTCGGCCTTATTGCCTCTGTCCAAGACTGCCATAGGTTTCGATTAAATGCCGCTTCATCTATTATGGCTACCTTGTATTTTC